GTTGATTGCGCCAAACAGCCAACAGGGCAGATTTCGTAAGGTCTGATCCCTTGCAAATCCGTAGGCCTCGTACTTCAGCTCCTTGCACGGCGTGTAATGCCACGTATTTTTGTCGAGTAGGGCGTAGACTTCCAAATATGCCTCGCGTTTTGCAGGAGCCAATATTTCGAAGGCACACGACCACAGAGCAACTGATCGTCCGATGTCCAGCATGGTTGCGTCCGCGCCAGCCGGAAGCTGCGCGGCAGCATTGGCCATGTTTAGAGAGCGAAAGAGCTTAATATCATCGGGCTGCGGTGCCGCGGTGCTAAAGCTGCGTTCCCACCTTGTCAGCAGGCCTTTCAAAAGTGGCTCGTCTAGTGGGCCCTCGTCAAAAAATTCACGCGAAAGCGCCGGTGAAGATTGGGCACGTAGTTCACTGACCTGGTGCCAGCCGAGCATGTTGAGCGTTGAGGTTATGAGATGGTCGAAATTCTTGTCGAGCATCCACGGATAGACAGCGAAATAATCCGAGTATTTGATCCCCATATTATTCCCGAACCGTAGGACCTTGGCCCAGCTCTGAGGGATGACAGACATCGCAATAGCGTCACGAAATCCGGCAATGGCGTCTATTCCGCGGTACGTGATAGGCGCGTCGTCGCGGCAGATGAAAATGCTCGGAACGATCGGCTGGCCGAATTCTGTAGTAAACCTGTTTAGAAATTCGCGAAAATTCGGATGAACCTCAGCTAATTCCCGCACGCGCGCATCATGGATCGACGCAAGTGCGAAGCCGTCAACCTCAATCGGTCGCTTAACCTCGACGTTTGCCAATGCGAACATCGGGAGCCACGTGGACATAATGCGTGCCCTCGGGAATCAGTCGACAATTATACTATTCCTCGCGTCCAACTTGGCGGGAAAGATGGGCCGCAAAATCGATCCGTGATCCAAAGCCACGCGCTTTGAACTTGCAAATTCTGGATAAATTTAATTGGGCTACATCCTCGGCGTCAACTTGCTGCCGTCGACCGGCGAGTTCACCTACGACACGGTTCCCTATCTCGGCCAACGGGTCACCGAAACCGTTCTCACCTCGATCAACCGCTACGCAAACGGCGGTCCACTGGCCGGCACCGGCACGGTCACCGACTATTCGCTCGCGATCAACCAGCTGCAAGCCGCATTTCCCGGCTGCACGACCGTCGCGGTCGTCGTCGCCTGGTTCGGCAATTCGGCCGATGTCACCGCCTGTCAGATTTACCCGTCGACGACCTACATCAACGGTACGTTTCAGCAGGCCTCGGGCGGTTCGGACGTTTGGCGCTGTTCGAGCTTAACGCAATCATCGCCGGGCCTTATTCCTATTCCGCAGGTCGGCGAGTCCTTTATTTACGGCGGTACGCCGTCCGATCAATCGATCGTCCGCTGCATCCGCGACCTGAAAAGCCGAGGGCTGCGCGTCGTCTTCTATCCCTTCATCCTCATGACCGCTTCCGGCGAGCCCTGGCGGGGACGGATCACCTACAACGGGACGGACATTTCCAGCGCGGCGACGACCGCAATCAACAATTTCCTGGGGAGCGCCGCGGTCTCGGATTTCACCCAGGACACGACGAACCTCACTGTCGCCTATTCGGGCTCGTCGACCGATTACACCTATCGGCGGATGATCCTGCACTACGCGAATCTGTGCGTGGTCGCCGGCGGCGTCGATCTGTTCTTGCTGGGATCGGAATTTCGCGGGCTGGAAGTCGCTCGCGGGCCGGCTTGGACCAAGGCGGGCACGGTCAGCGGCGGCACTACCACGTGGGACTATCCGTTCGTCGCCGGGCTCGTCCAGCTCGCGAGCGACGTGCGCACGGTGTTCAATAATGCCGGCCTGACCAAAGACACAACGAACCTGCACAACCTGATCGCCTATTCGGCCGACTGGTCGGTGTGGATGGGCTACCAGCATCCGAGCGAGAACGGCCAGTGGCCGCACCTCGATCAGCTCTACGCGTCGAGCAACATCGATCTGGTCTCGCTCGACAATTATCTGCCGCTGTCGGATTGGACCACCGGCAACGGCGGCCTCGACGCCGAAAATTGGCTTGAACCGGCGCCGACCGGCACGTGGCCGCCCGGACCATCCGCATTCAGCGGCCTCGGCATGAGCGGGCAGCCGACGATCTATTCGATCCCGTATCTGAAAGCGAACATCGAAGGCGGCGAAAAATTCAACTGGTTCTACAACGACAGCAACAATCTCGGCATCGGCCTCGATCCGAACGGAACGAATCTGCGGGTCTCACTGCCGGAAAACGATCGGCTGACGCAATCGCGCAATCAGTATTATCCGAACCAGCAATTGCTGGCGAACAAGCAATTGCGCTGGTGGTGGAACAACTATCACTACGCCGTTTATGACGATGGCGACGGCACCGGGTGGTCGCCGCACGGTTCTCCCACCGAGTGGGTGCCGAATTCGAAATCGATCACCTTTGCCGAATATGGCTTCCCGGCTTGCGACAAGTGCACCAACCAGCCGAACTTGTTTTATAGCCCGGCGTCGACCGAGAGCGGCACACCGTTCTGGTCGATCTGGGACCCGAGCGCCAGTGTCTCCGGAGATTATTGGCCGCGCCGTGATGACGAGCTCTATCTGCTGGCGCTGCAAGCGGTCTACGAATACTGGGTCACCGACGGAAACAACGAGACGGTCGGCGGCGTGCCGATGATCCAGACGACGTTTATGTCGGTCTGGAATTGGGACGCGCGACCATTCCCGACGTTCCCCAACATGGTGAGCGTATGGGGCGACACGGGAGACTGGCCGGCCGGCAACTGGCTCGGCGGCAAGGGACCGTTCCTCACCCCGCTCGTTCCGAGCACCCCGCCGACTCCGGGGCCGTATTCGACCTTCCCGTCGATCGACACGATCGGATGGTCGGTAAAGTTCTCGCCGATCTTCTCGACCGGCACCGCGATGCACGTGTCAGGCAAGGAGCTGCGCGCCGCGAAATACGTCGTCCCGCTCTGGAGCATCGAACTGAACTACGACGTCCTGCGGCTGGCCTCGCCCTATGACGAGCTGGAGGAGATCGTCGGCTTTTTCGAAGAGTCTCAAGGCAAGGAGGCGTCGTTTTATTTCGAGCCGCCGACTCTCTCGCCCGTGTTCGGTCAATCGATCGGCACCGGAGACGGATCGACGACGACGTTTCCCTTCGGCGTGTCGATCGGCGGCGTGACCCTCTCGCCGGGCAACGTCGGCAGCTCGCCCAACATCTATTTGAACGGCGTCCCGCAATCGAGCGGCTACACCGTGAACACGACGGCGCTTTCGCCTTCGGTAACGTTCGCGACGGCGCCGGCGTCGGGCGTTTCGGTTACCGCCGACTTCGACTGGTTCTTCCTTTGCCGTTTCGACGACGACAGCGAGGACGCGGAGGAATTCATGTCGCAACTTTATGAACTGCAATCGGTCAAGCTGCGCACGGTGCGGTCATGACCACGCCGCCCGCATTGCCGACGCTGGCCGGGTTGTCGTGGTCGCGGCACAAGAAGCCCGGCTTTTCGACGCGCGTTGCCTCACACGTGTCCGGCCGGGAGGTGCGCGTCGCGCTGATGGAATATCCGCTCTACGAGTTCGAGGCGGTCTACAGCGGCCTGGCATCGACGACGACGCCGGCGTTCGCCGGGCTCGGATCGAGCAGCCTGCAGAGCTTGATGGGCTTCTTCCTGCAGCTGCAGGGGCAGTTCGGCACTTTCCTCTACACCGATCCCGACGACAACGCGGTCACCGGCCAGGCGTTTGCGACCGGGAACGGGACGACAACCTCGTTCACGATGATGCGCTCCCTCGGCGGCTTTTTGGAGCCGGTCGGATGGGTGACCAGCATCGCGAACGTTTATCTCAACGGCGTGGCGCAGTCCGGAAGCGCCTACAGCCTGGCGACGCCGAACACGCTGAACTTCACGGCTGCGCCGGGCAATACGGTGGTCGTCTCGGCCAACTTCTCCTACGCCTTCAACTGCCGCTTCCTCGACGATCAGATGGACTTCGAGGAGTTCATGTCGAATCTGTGGAAGCTCGAAAGCATGAAATTCCGCAGCATCAAGAGCTGGCTAGGCGGGTGAGTGTTCGATGAAGCCTGCCTCTTCGGCGCTGATCACGTATCTCAACAACGCGCGCGCCAATCCGGACGTGCCGCTCTTGATGGCGGACGCGTTCACCTTCACGCTACGCGACGGCCTGGTGCTTTGCTACACCAATGTCGACGTCACGTTCACCTATAATGGCAACACCTACCTCGCCAATTCGATCCGGGTCGACGGGCTCAAATACAAGGCCGCGGTCGGGCTCGAAGTGGACCAGCAACAGATCACGGTCGCGGCGCTAGCCACTGATACGATCACGTCCGGTGCGCCATTCCTGCAGGCGCTGCGCGACGGCTCCTTCGACTTCTGTCAGATCGAGCGCGATCGCGTTTTTTTCTCCGACAAGATCGGGGGCACCGCGATCGGCTCTGTGGTCTTGTTCAAGGGTCAACTCGGCACCATCGACGACCTCGGGCGCACGTCCGCCAAGCTGACGGTCAATTCGCTCTTGGTGCTGCTCGACATCGACATGCCGCGCAACGTCTATCAGCCGACCTGCCTGCACACGCTCTACGATTCCGGCTGCACGCTGGTCAAAAACGCCTTCGGCACCAACGGCACGGTCGGCTCCGGCTCGACGGCCTCGGTCATCAATTGGTCGGGCGCCAGCACGAATTTCCAGCAAGGCTCGATCACATTCACGTCCGGCGTCAATGCCAGCGTGACCGCGACGGTCGGCTCCGTCGTCGCCGGAACCTCGATGACGCTGCTCTATCCGTTGGAGAGCGTGCCCGCGCCGGGCGACGGCTTTACCGTCTACTACGGCTGCGACCACACGCCGGGCACCTGCCAGAGCAAATTCAACAACCTCGCGAACTTCCGCGGTTTCCCCTACGTGCCGCCGCCGCAGATGGCGATTTGACATGACCGTGCACCGCCTCATCGACAGACACGGCCGGCCGCTGGCGAGCAAGCCTGAGGGCGTCAATGGCGCGCCGGCGCGGGCGGTGCAAGGTCACGCGCGCCGACTAGCCGATCAGAATGCGCACAACGTCACGCTCACCGCGCTCGCGCTGGCGCTGGCGAAGCATTTCATCATCGCGGCCGACGACGAAACGGCACAGGCCTTCGTCGCCTACTTCAACGATCAGTCGCGCAAGATGGCGGCGGCGACCGGCGTGCCGGCGATCGCAGCGGCGGCCGAAGAGAAGACCAGCCAGCTCGCGGGGATGCTGCTGGCGAAGCGAGCGGAAGCGAAGCGCGATGGCGACCGAAGCTGACCAGCGCGCGGCCGTCGTTGCCGAAGCGCGCAAGTGGCTCGGCACGCCGTACCACAATTGCGCCGACATCAAGGGCGTCGGCGTCGATTGCGGAATGCTCATCGTCCGCGTGTTCGTCGACGCCGGCTTGTGCGCGCCGTTCGATCCGCGGCCCTATCCGCCCGACTGGCACCTGCACCGGGGCGAGGAAAAGTACCTCGGCTTCGTATTTGATCGCTGCAGCGAGGTGGAGAAGCCGCAGCCGGGCGACGTGATGGTGCTCCGCATCGGCCGCTGCTATTCGCACGGCGGCATCGTCACGGCTGCCACCCCGCTTACGGTCGTTCATGCCTACTTTCAGGCGCGGCGCGTGATCGAAGAGGACATCACGCACAACAGCCGTTTGTCGGACGCCGAGCGCGCGCCTCGCTTCTTCAGTTTCTGGGCGAAGAAATGAGCGGACTGTTTGGCGGCGGCCAGCCGACGACGACGGCGCCCGACTATACCGGGCTGCAAATCCAGACGGCGGTCAACACACTGCCGATTCCCATCGTCTGGGGCATGTCGAAGCTTGCCCCGAACGTCATCTGGTACAATGACTTTCAGACGTATGGCAGTGGCGGCAAGGGCGGCAAAGGCGGCGGAGGGGGTGGCGGCGGCAAATACGGCGGCAGCAGCCAAACGACGTACAGCGCCTCCGTCATCCTCGCGCTGTGCGAAGGACCGATCGTAGGCATCAACACGATCTGGAAGAACGAGTCGCTCTATACGCTTGCCGGGCTCGGCCTGTCGCTCTTCACGGGCACCGATCCGCAGAGCCCGTGGAGCTACGTTTCTTCCGCCTATCCGTCCCAGGCGCTCGGCTACGAGGGCACGGCTTACGTCTGCGCCGAGAATTACAGCCTCGGTGACTCCGCAACGCTCGATAACCACAATTTCGAGGTCATGGGGCTGCGATACGGGACCGGGTACGGGCAGATGCCCTACACCTCGGAGACCGGCAGCTATGAGTACGGGCTCGTTGCCGGCAACCCGGCGCCGGCCACCGGCTATTACGATGCCGACCCGGCTCTGTGCATCGAGGACTTTTTGACGAATGCGCAATTCGGCGTCGGCTTTCCGAGCGCGAACATCGATGCGACGACGCTCTACACGCAGGGAGGCGGCAACGATTCCTCCTATCAGACCTATTGCCGCGCAATCGGCTTTGCGCTCTCGCCCTGCCTGACCGATCAGGAGCAGGCGTCGTCGATACTCGCCCGCTGGCTGCAGCTCACGAACACTGCGGCGGTATGGTCGGGCGGCCTCTTTCGCTTCATTTCCTACGGCGACAGCACCGTGACCAACAACGGTGTGACCTTCACGCCGAACGTGACGCCGATCTATAATCTGGGCGATGACGATTTCATGGCCCAGAACAATGAGGACCCGCTGCAGGTCTCGCGGTCCGATCCGTTCGAGGCCTACAATGTCTGGCGACTGGAAATCGCCGAGCGCGACAACGCCTACAGTCTGACGACCGTCGAGTCGCGCGATCAGAACGCGATCGAAATCGTCGAGCAGGCGACCGGCTCGAACGGCATGCGCATCGCGCCGACCGTGACCGCGCATGAGATCTGCGATGAGAACGTGGCCTCGATTTCCGGCCAGCTCTTGCTGCAGCGCGCCGTCTACATCCGCAACACGTACAAATTCCGGCTGTCCTGGGAATATTGCCTGCTCGATCCGATGGACCTGGTCACGGTCACGGACGCGGTGCTGGGGCTGTTAAACGCGGCGATCCGCCTCACCGAGATCGAGGAGGACGAGAACGGGTTCCTGCAGGTGACGGCGGAGGAGTTTCCGCTGGGCGTTGCCAGTGCGGTGCTCTACCCGACCCAGCCGGCGATCAACAACCCGATCAACCGCAATGTCACTCCGGACCCGGTCAACACGCCGATCATTTTCGAGCCGCCGTCGTCGCTCGTCTCGACGCCGCAGGTCTGGTTCGCCGTCTCCGGCGGCTCCGCCGGCATCGCCGATCCGAACTGGGGCGGCTGCAATGTCTGGGCCTCCGTCGACGGCAGCACCTATGTTCAGATCGGCACGATCTTTGGGCCGGCCGCGCAGGGCGTTCTATCGTCAAACCTGCCGAGCTACAGCGGCACCAACCCCGATTCGACCGATACGCTTGCGGTGAACATGGCCGAGAGCGGCCAGGCGCTGTCAAGCGGAACCGCCGCCTCGGCCGCGCTCGGCACTCCACTGGTCATCGTCGACAACGAGCTGATGTCCTACGAGACGGCGACGCTCGCGTCGGCAAACCACTACTCGCTGACCACGCTCTATCGCGGGCTGTACGGAACCGAGATCGCCGCGCATTCGTCCGGCGCGCCGTTCGCGCTGCTCAATGGCGCGATCTTCGAATACGATCTTCCCGCGCAGTATGTCGGCCGGGAGCTCTATTTCAAATTCCAGAGCTTCAACGTGTTCGGCGGCGGCATTGAGAGTCTTTCCTCGTGTACTGCGTACACCTACACGCCGACCGGCACCGCCATCGATCACCCGGTGGCTGAAGCAATGCTGCTCGGTAATGCACTCGACTTCGGACTCGTGACCGAGAGCGTCGGCGTGGAAGACGACTTCGGCACGCCGTTCACGCTGCCGGTCGAATTCGATGTCGATCTCGGGGCTGCCTGACCGACCGTCGGAAATCTGAAATTACAATCGGAACCTCGCATGACAACCGCCGTCCAGGTTCAATATCGGCGTGGTACCTCTTCGCAGGTCGCCGGCTTCACGGGCGCACAAGGCGAAATGGTGGTCGACACCACCAACAACCGCGTGGTCATTCAGGACGGCGCGACCGCGGGCGGCTGGCCCGCGGCGAAGCTCGCGGAAACGCAAACGATCGGCCGCACCACCGTTTCGGATGCGAATTATTCGGCGGCGACCACGGATCGCAGCATCGCCTACACGGCGCTCACCGCCGCGCGCACGGTCACTCTGCCGGCGGCAGGTTCATTCCCCGCCGGTTGCGAGCTGACGGTCACGGACGAGACCGGCAACTGCTCGGCGACGAAGTCAATCACGGTGGCGCACGCCGGCACCGATACCATCGACGGCGCGACAAGCGCCGTGCTCACCACCGCCTATGCGGGCCTCGTCCTTAAATGTAACGGATCAAACCAGTGGACGGTCCTCGCTCAGACCTCGCCGCCGCAGCTGAATACGGTCGCCCAAGGGCTGAACGGGTCGCAAATTCAGTTCGGCGTTCTCGAACAGCTAGTTACGCTATCCGGAAGCTCGACGACATCGACCATACAGATTCCTAACCGCGCGATCGTCTTTGCGGTTTCGGAGCTGGTCGTGACCGCGGTCACGGGCGCCCCGTCATTCGGAGTCGGCGTCTCGGGGAACACCACGCAATTCGGCGGCTCGCTCGGCACGTCGGCCGGATCAAACAACACCGGGGTTATCGGCCCGACCGCTTTCTATTCCGCCACATCAATCGTCATCACGGCCACGAGCGGCAGCTTCACCGGTGGCACGGTCCGAATTTCGATCCAATACATGCTCTGCAACGTGCCGACCTCCTGA